GGCTTAGAACTTAGAATGTTAGCTCACTACATGAATGATGAGGAATATATTAACGAGGTAATTAATGGCGACATACACAAAACAAATCAAGAACTTGCAGGACTTGAATCAAGAGATAAAGCAAAAACTTTCATCTATGCACTTATCTACGGAGCTGGAGATGAAAAACTTGGTACAGTGGTTGGAGGAAAAAGAGAAGATGGTAAGCGACTTAGAAAGCGTTTTCTTACCAACTTGCCATCACTTGAAACTCTTACGAACAGAGTTAGAGAAGCTTCGAGAAGAGGATTCTTAAAAGGTTTAGATGGTAGAAAGATTTATGTAAGGCACGAACATGCTGCCCTAAATACTTTACTACAAGGTGGGGGTGCGATAGCTATGAAAAAAGCCATGTGTATCTTTGATAATAAAATAAAATTAAATACACTTGATGCTAAGTTTGTTGCTAATATTCATGATGAATGGCAGATGCAAGTTAAAGAAGATGTAGCAGAATTTACTGGTCTTATGGGTGTTGAATGTATTGAAGAAGCAGGAAAGCAGTTAGGCATGAGATGTGCTTTGACTGGCGAGTACAAGCTAGGAGGTAACTGGAGTGAAACCCACTAGAGTTTGCACTAAATGCGGTGTAAAAAAAGAACTTAATAAAAAAAATTTTATACCTAGATACGGTAAAGAAAAACATGTAGCAGGAGGATTTAGAAGCGATTGCAGAGATTGTTATAATAAACTTACTAGAGGTAATCCCAAATATTTAAGAAAAGCTTTATTAAGACATGCTAAAAAAAGAGCTTTAGATAAAGGATTAGATTTTAATTTAACATCAGAAGACTTAACTTATCCTGATGTCTGCCCTGTATTAGGAATAGAATTAAAACATGGTGCAGGTAAGGGTAGGGATAGAGATAATTCTCCATCACTAGATAGAGTTGATAACAATCTTGGCTATATACCTACGAATATAATTATTGTTTCAGTATTAGCTAATAGTATAAAAAGTTCTGCAACACCTGAACAAATATTGAAAGTAGGTAATTTTTACAAAAAACTTTATGCAGAAAAAGGTATTAGAAATGAAACCTAAAAAAGAAGACAGAAAAAAGTTTGACCTTGATTTACAATATGGTTCTATCAGAGAAGATAGAATCGCAGAGATGTTAACCAACAAAAAGATTGAGGTTAAGTCAGAAAGAGATATATGGGTAGGTACGAATAATATTTGTATTGAGTATGAATCGTGGGGTAAACCCTCCGGTATTCGTGCTACTGAATCAGATTATTGGTTTCACAACCTTTGTATTGGAGAAGAAGAATACTGTACTTTAGTTTTTAAAACTGAGGTACTCAAAAAGATTGTAGATAAATTAGATACTTTCAAAACTGTAAGCGGTGGCGACCACAATGCTAGTAGAATGTTCTTAGTTAATCTACCTAAATTATTTTCAACAGATGTCATAAAAGCATTTAAGGAGTTAGATGATGATACCAAAAAGTAATAAAAACGAAGAAGAGTTTGACTTAATCAAACCAGACAACTATAATAAGTTCACGTCTGAATCAGGTCATTGGTATACTCAAGAAGGAGAACCGATGTACACTATCATTGGTGCTAATGGTAGAGAAAGAAATACCACGTTAAGAGATGCTAAAACATTAGGTTTAGTACCCTCTGTTACAACGATTATTGGTATGATAGCTAAACCCTCTTTAGAGAACTGGAAAATAAATCAAGCTCTAAACTCAGCACTATCTTTAGAAAGATATGAGAACGAATCGACTGATGAGTTTTCGGCTAGATGTAAACACGACTCTAAAAAGATTAGTATTGAAGCTGCCGAACAAGGTACTAAAATACATGGCATGATTGAAAAAGGTTTCTTAGGTAAAGAAAAAACTAAACCATATAAAGTTATTAAAGATTGGTTAGATGAAACTTTTCCTAATGAAGAATGGATAGCAGAAGATTCTTTTTGTGCTACACAAGGATATGGTGGTAAGGTTGACCTTTATTCTAAGTCAGGAATATTTATTGACTTTAAAACAAAGGACAACTTAGAAGGCAAAGACCCTGCTAAATTAGTTTATGATGAACATGGTATGCAACTTTCAGCCTATGCTCAAGGTTGTGGTTTTAAAAAAGTAGAACGAGTATCTATTTTTGTAGACCGAAAAGATACTGAAACTATTTTGTATCATGTTTGGGATAAAGAATCTCACACTAAACACTTAGGAATGTTTAATAATATTTTAGAGTATTGGAAACTTGCTAAGAACTATGACTCTACTGTAAAGAAAAATGGCAAGAAGAAAACCAAGAAAACCAAGACCTAAGAAAGAAGCAGATATTCCTAGAGGCTATGATAGTCATTGGGAATACGAAATACATCAAAGATTATTTAACAAATGGCTGCATCATTACGATACGGTTAGTTATAATATTCCTAAAAAATACGAGCCTGATTTTGTTAGAGTGTTTGATGACGAAAAGGTTATCTTAATTGAAGCTAAAGGCAGGTTTTGGGATTATGCAGAGTATAGTAAATACATTCACATTCGTGATGCTTTACCTGATAATGTTGAATTAGTTTTCTTTTTTCAAAAACCTTATGCCCCTATGCCTCAAGCTAAGAAAAGAAGAGACGGCAGTAAAAGAACTCATGCTGAATGGGCAGAAGCCAACGACTTCCGTTGGTTCTATGAAGGCAATTTACCTGATGAATGGAAAGACAATGAATTATAAATTTGACGAACAAATTATTTTAAAAATGATAGAACATTATGTTGATGGTACTTATGATAAGCACTATTCACATGGAAAATATCAAGCTACTGACATGATACTTGATGCGGGTTATGGCGAAGGTTTTGCTATGGGCAACATTATGAAGTATGCCATGAGGTTTGGTAAGAAAGATGGTAAAAATATTGATGATTTATTAAAGATTATACATTACACAATGATAGCAATTTACATTTTAAGATTGGAGGAAAAGAATGGAAAAAAAGGGTGAACATCCTTATTTAGGAATAATTATAAACTATGATAGAGATAAAAAGCTAGACAAGTTTAGTCTAGATACTCTTCAAGATAGGTATTTATGGCAGAACGAAACTTCGCCACAAGAAGCATTTGCTAGAGCTTCAATATTTGTTTCTACATTCAAAGAAGAAACTGACTTTGACATGGCTCAAAGAATTTATAATTATGTTTCTAATCTTTGGTTTATGTTTTCTACTCCTATTCTTTCTAACGGTGGCACAACTAGAGGATTACCTATTAGTTGTTTTCTTAATTATGTTCCTGATAACCGTGAAGGTTTGTCTAGCCACTATGATGAAAACATTTGGTTAGCTAGTTCTGGTGGCGGTATTGGTGGTTATTGGGGAGATATTAGAAGTGATGGTATACCTACGAGTAATGGTAGTAAGTCTACTGGCTCAATACCTTTTATGAAAGTAGTAGACTCGCAGATGTTAGCTTTTAACCAAGGAGTAACTAGACGAGGCAGCTACGCTGCTTACATGGACATATCTCATCCAGAGATTGAAGAATTCATGGTTATGAGAAAAGAATCCGGTGGTGATGTAAATAGAAAATGTTTGAACTTACACAATGGAGTTAATATAACTAATGCATTTTTAAAAGCTGTAGAAGAAGATGACGATTGGCGATTAATTGACCCGAAAACAAATGAAGCTGTTAAAATTATAAAAGCTAGAGAACTCTGGTCTAAACTATTAGATGCTAGAGCAGAAACTGGAGAACCTTACATTGTCAATATAGATAATTGTAATGATGCTTTACCGCAAGGACAAAAAGATTTAGGATTAGAGGTAAAACAAAGTAATTTATGTTCAGAAATAACCTTACCTACTAATAACGAGAGAACCGCAGTATGTTGTTTGTCAAGTGTTAACCTTGAACATTTTGATGAATGGTCTAAAGATGATAAATTTATAGATGATTTAGTTACTATGCTTGACAATGTACTAGAACACTTTATTGAAAATGCAGTCG